AATGGGTCGGAGTTAATCTTATTAAAAAGGGATTTTGTCAAGGTGATGTATATAAAACAGCGATTGAAACCATTGGCAAATATAAAAGCGGATTAATAGAGAAAAATTAAATGCCTAACCCAAACGACAAAATAAATAAGCTGCTAAAAGAAGCAGACAAGCTTTTTGAGAATAGTTTTCTAAGTACTGAAGATTATATTCTTAAAACTTACGCTAAGGCGCTCAAAGAAATAACAAACAAACTTGCCAACATTACAGCAGAAGGGATAGCTGCCGAAAGACTAAAGATACGTTTGAAAAGTCTCGAAGCTCAAATCACAGCGATAATCGGCAAGATGCAAAAAGTAGAACTAAATTCTATTAGTTTTAACATCAAAGATTCGTTACTATTGTCTTTCGAGAATACCGCACTCGCTATCTCTACGGGTGCGGGAATAGATTTGATGTTTACGAAAGTACCGAAAGAAAGTATTGATTTTATTCTCACCTATAATCGATGGGCGGATAAGATAAAGAACAACAATGCAATCCTTTTAACAGACACACTAAGCGAGAGCGAAAAATATTTACGAAGCAATGCAAGTCAAGAAATAGCAATGGGATTAGCAGAGGGGAAATCCTACACCCAAGTTAAGAAAGCACTACAGGAAAGATTCGGTATAACAGCCGGACGAGCAAAGGCAATCACTTATGACCAAATGCACGCCGGACACATGGCGGGAAGGGATGCCGGGATACAAGAAGCCGCGAAAGCCGCTACTCGATTAGGTCTTGAATATGAAGAGATTTGGCAGCACAATAACATAGGAAAACCAAGACCAGACCACGTACGAATGGGCGATCCCGATTACCCGGGACACGTTGCGGACAAAGACGGTGTATTTACTTTGCCGGATGGAACGAAAACACGCGCACCGGGACTAACTGGAAATCCTAAGCATGATATAAACTGCTTCCCCGGATTTGTAAATGTGCTTTCCCCTTCGAATATAGAGAAAATATATCGACGTGAATACGAGGGAGATTTAATTGAAATTACCACAGCTGCTGGAATAAAACTCACCGGAACTCCTAAACACCCAATAATGACCGAGAAGGGATTCATCGCTTTGGATTCTCTTAATGAGGGAGACAACGTTTTCAATACAAGTTTTGCTCGCAATAGATTTTTTATTAAACCAAACATAAATAATACTATATCCAAGTTTTCTGAGGTCTTCGATTTTGCGAAAATCAGATTTTCTTGTGTAGGGGTTGATGGTATAGAAGGCGATTTCCACGGCGACGGGATGGCAAAAAATGTCGATATTATATTTGCCGATAGCTTTTTGGGGAATACTTTCAAGACCATATTCTCTAAGCCAATTAGCGAATTCAATTTCGCCTTGACCAACGTGATGGGGATGATTTTCAATTGCCACCGCTCTTTTATGAAGTTCTTCTTCAGTAATTTTTCTGTTTTTGTTCGCTTCGTGCGCTTTGTGAGTTTGTTGCCCCCTTTGTTCTTCTGTCATCAATCTCCATTTAAAAAATTCAGATTCTCTTCTGTTGCGTCTTTGAATATTGTTTTTGATGAGAATTCGTTTAATAACTTGACGGCTAACTCCAAATTGAATAGCAACTTTGTTTTCAGAAATCCCCGACAGATAAGTTTTAATGATTTCGGGTGTATTGATTTTTTCAAACGATTTTGGTACCGCATAAGCAGTCTTCATTGCCTCCGCATGACTACGTTTCGGAATTTTATTTCTAATAAAAAACTTGATAAGCGTTGCTTGACTAACCCCATAGATTTGGGCGAGTTCTTTTTGAGTAACCCCGGAGTTATAGATGTGGATAAAATTGTTAATATCAACAGGTTCAAATATTTTGGGCATGTTTATAATCTCCAAACAAAAGACAATTATTATTTAGTTAATGATCCTAATATACGGAAAGACAATGGCAATAGCAAATACATAATCGCTCATAATTGTCATTGCAGCAAACTTTTTAATATTAAGGGACTATGAAGTTGAATTCCAAATTAAGAATAAATAAAAAGTTTTTCAGGGTTGCAAAAATAATGTTGTATTATCAAAAAGAATATCCATTATATGAGTTAATTAAAAGAGAGCACGAATTGTTTTTAAATCATAGAGATATAGAAAAAATTAAAAGAAAATATTACTGGTAGTTGATCCCTTTTATTTAGATAAAAATTAAATATAAAATGGAGTGAAAACAAAATGGAATATGCAGGATGGGTAATTGCGTTTGTATTACTAATAATCGTTATTACTCAACAATGATAGAGTTATTAAGCGGCTATCAGAACAATAAATGGAGGAGTTGTAATATGATATCTGGCAACGATGTATTATCTGTATACCCAAATTTTAGCGATAAAGAAATAAAAGAGTTTTTGAGAGAAAGAGAAAAGATTATAAATCCTAAGATTAGAACAAAAGAATTAAGCAAGAAAGAAATAAGTGAATTGGAAAAATATGTTGATGAATTAACAATAAAAACGTATAATGACTTAATTATTTCAAGCAGATATAATTGAGAATATTTGTCGTTGATGAAAAAGGGCGAACTATTATTAAAACAGTCCGTAAAACGAGTAAATATAAAAAGCATAAAACAAGTTCCGAGAAAGAATACTCAATAATTGTGAAAAAGCCAGATAAATAAGTTAATAATTTGGGGTGTAAAATGAAAACAAGTGGAGTGTTTTATTCTGACCGCATTGGATGGATTAGGTTGTTCGGATTGGGTGTCGGTTGGAAAGATATCACTATCCATAAATTATTATTCAGTGAAAGGAACGGGCATAAAAGGGGTCTACGAATAGGATGTTGGTTTATTAAAACTCTTCCGCGATTAACCAAAAATAGTTTTCTATCAATAAATTGAGGATACAAAAAAATGAAAACAATATTCTTACCAATATTCCTATTCGTTTGCTTTGTGAATACTCAAGCGCAAAACGACACGACTTGGCACGTTATAGAGTCCGGCATTTTAAACTCCGGTATATCTACTTTGACTGGAACGATTGACGGGACGGTTGTATCAATAACCGGATGGAAGATATCTAAAAAACCATTTGACGATAATTTAACTATTGAAGGACTTCTAAATCTTTATGACCAATATGCGAAAGAATGTCATGCCAAATCCATTAAGCACGATAGATTGAAAGAAGGTTATCAGCCCTATATCGTAAGCAATTTCACAGCTAAAGGATTGTCTTGGAAAATAGACAGTACAAGAGTTTGCTCTAAATTTGGTTACTCTCCATTACCAAGGTTTTATTTCAATAAAAGGTCAACATCATTCGAAGGGTTCATTGCTTGGCTAAGAAAACAATCTAGCAAATAAATGAAAAAATACTTAATAATATTTCTTGTTGCTTTTATAATACGAATACTTACATTGCTGGTATTTGCATACTATTTTGATAATTATTCATACAAAGAAAGCGATGCTAAAGCACATTACGAAACAAGTATAAATCTTGAAGTTCCAAAATACGCACAAGAAACAATTGGCTATAAAGATTGGTGGGTTCGTACTCCGGTATATGTTTTATATCTGCATTTGACACATCAAAGTTTATTGTTCCAAATATTAATTAGCACGTTTACGGTTTTGTTGCTTTACAAGATTAACCCTTTAGCTGGATGGATTTTCTGTTTTTATCCACAAAGTATAATACTATCGTTCCAGTATAACAAAGAGGTTTTAATTTGGTTTGTAGAGGCAGTTTTATTTTTAATAATTTATAGGAGATATAAAAATGAAAAGTATTCTTGTTAGTATTATATTTTTACTTGCAATCGCTTGCACAGAGAAAGAGAATACACCACTTTGGGACAAAACAGCAAAAGAATGGAAAATAAAAAAAGTAGATAGATTTTATACAGATGATTTAGGAAAGATGTTAAAGGGAGTACCGGATTTTTACCCCATGTATAAAGATTCTAAAGGTGCTTGGTGGAAAGCTAAATATCTAGAAGGAGATTATACCGCCGAAGAAGACTGGTTTTATTTAGGCAATCAACGTGAAATTATATTCAAAGATAGTTTAGAAACCGTCAGTTGGATAAAAAAACAAAATTCAAAAGCCATAATATTATGATAAAAAAACAAATACTACTTTTCCTTTCGGTTATTTTTGTAATAATGCTATTCAATTCTTACGGCGAAGTATTGACGTTTAACTTTTACCAATATAAACCGTTTGGAATGATGCAAAACGTATTTGAAACATGGAAGCCGTCTTTCGGAGTGAGCGCAGAGTATTCGGCATGGTTTAATTATATCCAAATGCCGTTTTATATTTTCTTGTTGTTTTACTTTATCAGAAAAGTAAACTTATTTTCTTGGGAGTTTTTACTCTTTGTCACAATCACAATTACTTATGGCGTAATTCACGGGAATGCAAGATACAGAGAGCCGTTTATAATGGTGCTTATTCTTTGGTTTGCAAAACAAATTAATAACAAATAAATGAGGATAAAATGAAAAAATTATTGGCAAGATTAAATGAAGTAAAAAAAGATTATGAAAAAGGATTGCAGACAAGACCGCTCTTATCTGACCTTAATGAAGCAATTCGAATTATTGACAATCTAAATCTCGAAACCGAAATTTTGCAGTTTAATCTCGGCATGGAAAATCATAATAAAGCAGAAACAAGCATCCTTGTTCATAAATGTGATTCTGAAGTCAATGCTGATTTAGAGGATGAACGTCGGTTATACGAACAACTAAAAGAGAAGTTTGAGCCGAAAGAGAACAGCAAAAAGATCGGTGAACTTTATGTCCAATTAAAACCTACACAAAACGAAATAGATCGTTTAACAAAACGATTGCTTTTAGAACTATCAAAAAGATTAGAAGAAAGCAACGAGATTGGAGAGTGCAAATGGATTCGCGTTAGTCAATATCTACCAACCGAGAACTCCAAAGTTGAATTATTAGTTAATAATAGATATATAATAAATGCTACATATATTTATGGTAGTTTTTTCAGGGATTCGGATAATGTATTAATATCACCCATTCCATATCATTGGAGATACAAGAAATGAATGAAAACGAACAACTCCATTAAAAGATGAAGATTAAAATAGGACTTGACAAATTCAAAAAAAAAAGGTAACTTACGGATAAGACATGAAGCCAATAAATAGTCAGTACATATTTTCTAAAGAAGATGCTACGGAAATGGTTTTAGTAGGGCTTCAATTGTTAGACATGATACCGAAAAGCGGTTATGGAAGGACGGAGTTTATTTTTGACAATGATATCTTAGTAGATACAATTTGTTCGAACAGAACGAGACCAAAAATAAAAATAATGGATGTTCTTAAAAAGTTTTTTCATGTGGATTAAATAAATGGCAATATTTGGAAAAGGTGTAAGAGTATTTTGCAATGGAATTGAAATGACAGGATTCATATCATTCAAACCATCGTATTCGTATTGTCCTACATGGGTTATAAATAACAGCATTGCAACTGTCTATTTGAGAAAATTAAAAGAAAGCATTACAGCCGGATTAAATTAGTAATTGTTCTTAAAAATAAAAATAGGGTTGTGTGACTACATGGGAGCTAAACCATCTTAAAAAGATGGTTGCAATAATAAAGTAGCCCAACGTTTACTTTCCCCTATTAATTTCGCTGATCGAAATAGAAGGCGAGTTGATAAAGACAAAAATCTTTATTGGCTCGCCTTTTTTTATGTATAAAGTTTGTAGCAAACAACCGCCTTTTGTATTGAGGCGGGTATAAGTGTCAAGAGGTTAAGCAGACGGACTGCGTAAAAAACGAAGCCAATAAAAAAAACAAAGAGGAAACAAGATGTCACAATTAAAAGAATTACTTGGAGATTTGTACACGCCCGAAATTGAGGCAAAAATCGGTAAAACAGTAGTCTATCTATGGAACAAAGAAGATGAAAAAGCAAAAGATCAAGAACCTATTCCAAAGTTCCGTGTGAACGAAATGATAAAATCGGTTGAGCTGAAAAATGAGGGGTTGACTTCTCAAATAACCGCGCTTGACTTACAGGTTAAGGATTATGATAAACAATTGAAGGACTTGAAAAAAGCAGCCGAAGGAAATACCGAATTGGTGAATCAGATTACTGAGCTTCAAAATGCAAACAAAACACAGAAAGAAACATTCGAGGCGGAAAAAACAAAACTCGCAACTAAATTCTTGAACGACAAAAAACATCTTGCATTACTCGAAGACCTTGGAGACGCGGAGGTTTACGACCCGAAACATCGGAAGACGTTAGCTATGCTGATTGAAAACGAAATCGGCTTAGATAAAATAGAACTCGATGAGAAGGGGAAATGGAAAAATTCCGCAGACATTATCAAACGTTATAAAGAAGATAAATCTTACGAATTAATGTTTGGGAAAACAGTTGCAAGGGGACAGCGGCATAATCAGGGCGATCTTGAAACTGCCGAAGATTACTTTTCCGAGGAACAACTAAACTCATTAACAAAAGAACAATTGCTTAATCCTAAAATTATGGAAAAAGCAGATAGGTCATACGCGGCATTAAGAAAACAATAGGAGAACGATTAAAATGTCAATTCAAAATTTTAACAAAACATATTGGGAGGCCAAATTACAGGTTTCACTTGAAAAAACACACGTGGCGGCTTCCGTAGCAAATAAAAGTTATCAAGGCACTTTAAATGCCCTTGATGAAGAGGTAACGATTAATCAAATAGGCGACGTAACAATCAACCCCTATACTCGCAGAATGACACTTGTGCGTCAAGAAATGCACGATGCTTCAATGAAACTCAAAGCAGATCAAGCATACTATTTCGACTTTGATGTAAATGATGTTGATGCAGTACAGGAAAAACCGGCGATTTTAACAGCAACAACAAACAAAGCGGCTTACGGATTTAGAGATACAGTAGATTCTTATTTGCTCGGGCTCTACGCTCAGGCGGGATTAACAAGTTATTCGACGGGTACAACGCCGTGGAACGTGACTTCTCTTAATGTCCAAGACGTGCTTTTAGATATTCAAGAAAAAATGGCGCGGGTTCCACTTGCCGGCAGGTTTATAATTTGCCCTCAATGGTTCCACTCAAAACTTGAACTAGCGGGCTTGACAAACAAGCAAGATAACAACGCAATCTTCACGAATGGCATGGTTGACCGAGTTACGGGGTTTGATATTCTATTGTCAGAAAACGTTTCTGCGGCTTCAACAACAACTTGGGATCAAACAAGAATAATTGCTGGTATTCGCGGTGAATCTTTTGCTTATGCAGATGCTATCTTAAAAATTGAAGCATTTAGACCGGAAGCAGGCTTTGAAGATGCAGTAAAAGGTCAATATGTGTTCGGTGCAAAAATATTGCGTCCGGATATGACATGCGTTGCGTATTGCGATAAGACAGCGGAGGCATAACATGAGAGGCAAATATTTAGACAAAATAGTCCAAACGGCACGCGCATCAGATAGAACTGCAAGCGGCACTGTTTATTATGTTGATGGTAATTCTGGGAGCGATACAGCGACTGGATTATCTTGGGCACAAGCATTTAAAACTCTTGCGGTAGCCTTCGCCGCTTCTCATGCTGATATAGCCAGAGGTTCGGATAGATGGGCAAGGCGCAATAAGATTTATGTTGCCGGGGATAGCTTTGAAGAAGATTTAGTAATTTTTCCACAAAAGACAGATGTTATTGGCGATGGCTCTTATAATGGCAACCCAATGCCAAATATCCTTGGCAATCATGCACCAGTAAATGCCGGATTTGGTACAAGATTTTTTAATGTTAGTTTTGAACCGGTTACTGCCACAGCCATAATTACATTAACCCGCGCCTGCTGGGGTGCGCAATTACATAAATGCCAATTCAAAGCAAATGGTACTTTGGTAGCAGCAAGCGCAATAGATATGACCGATTGTCCACATGTTAAAATAATTGATAATGAATTCTTAGGCGGATTCACAGGGGACGTTATTGATATCGGTGCCGGTTCGGTTGACGAAGTTGTTATACAGGGCAACAAGATTCTTGGCGGGGATAATGACGGTATTATCGTTACCGGCACAACAACTGTCGACGGCAAAAGGACGGCATTAATAGCCGATAACTATATTCAAGTTGATAACGTTACAATAGATGACGGTGCAGACAGCACTTTTAACGTAATAAATAACCGTTGTATAAGCGGTGGTGCTTTGGGCGCAACATCTCATGTTATAACAGTAGCAATGGCAGCGGGAAATATAGTAACTGGTAATGGCGTTCAAATTAGTGTACCACCTATGACAGGTGTAGGCGCATAATTAAAAAATATTTATAGGAGAATAAAATAAAATGGGACATACAGCAACAGCAACAATAACCGCGACTGCTTTAACTATTAATACAGCAACTGCTAACATCGTAATGAGCGGAGGCACTGCTTTCACAGATGCTTCGACTTTAGAGGTTGCCTATCCAAAAGACAGCAGACTTTTGATCTTGATTAATTCGACCTATGCCGGTGCAAATACAGCCGTAGTAACAGCAGGCGAATTTCTTTCCGCCGGACAAGGTGCAATTTCAATAACAACAGCACAAAACGGTGTCTATGGTATTGTCGTTGAAAGTTCGCGTACCAAAGATTTTGACGGTATGGTGAACATCACTTTTGGCACAAGTAACACCGGATTTGTAAGAGCATTACTAATACCATAATTATTTAATGGCGGGCTTGTCCCGCCAAACATTTAAGGACACTTATATGCCAATGGTTAAATGTGAATGCGGATGGAGAGGGAATGCTCGATTTCTTCCAGTTCATCAAAAGACTTGCAAAAGACGACTTCGAATTCTAAAGGGGATTTATAATCAAAGAGTAACACAAGCTTTAGATTATAGGATAGAACAACTTTCTAAGTTTGATATAGATACGAGTAGTTACGATCTTGAAAAAATGCCCGATTTAGTTTTTAATGATTTGATTTTTAGACTTGACGCTCTCAATAAAGAGAAAGAAGAAAAAGAATTGATTCTAAAAGCAAAATTAGAAACCGAAAAAGGAATAGAAGAAAAAGAAAAAGCTAAAAAAGATGAACTTGATAAAAAAGAAAAAGAGCGATTAGAAAAAGAAGAAAAGGAAAGATTGGAGCAGGTTCAAAGAGTATTAGAAAAAGAAAAAGAAATAAATAACAAAAAAGAGATACGGGAAAAAGTCTTTATCGAACAGCGTGAAAAACAAAAAGCGGCTATCAAGACCGAAAACCAAATCATAAAGGAATCCATTGATAATATAAATTCATTAGTGAACAATTCGTTAGAAAGCATTCCCAAAAAGCTAATTGATGAAAGCAATATTCCCGTATCTGATATTAAAAAGAAAAAAGGAAGGTCTAAAAAATGAGAAAAATATTATTTAGCTTGCTTCTTTTTTTATTAGCGGGAAATATTTTTGCACAGTTACAGGCTTACGATACTGCCGGTGTAAAGAAATGGTTGCGAGTTGATACAAATGGTTATCCGATAATTACGGGTTCGATTGCTTTGCCGAGTGGAACTTCTACGTCGGCAAATCAAACGACCCTAATAGCAAACCAAACAAACGGTACACAAAAGACACAAATCAGTTATACGATTAGCACACAGTCTGTTACAATAGATTCGGCGGCAACCACAAGCGATACAACAGACCTTGGAAGTGTCAAAGAAGTTTTGGGATTTTTCGCCTCTTCTACTTTTGATTCAAGTGCGGTAACAATGGATATAAATTTAAGCGGTACTGCTTTGTATAGCGTTTGGAGTGAGACGGCACAGTTTAGTGTAAATCTTGATTCAAGTGGATTGGTATATTTTGATAGTCCGATTATTGCAAGGAAAGTAAAACTTAATTTCACGGCGCAAAATAGTGCGGCAAGTATAACTTTAATTTATAAGTGAGGCGTTGAATGCCGATAATCACAGCCGCAGAAGTTAGGTCGATAGGTTTGCAGACTACTGCAACAACATGGGATACGTTAATAGCAACGCTTATTCCTATTGCTCAAGCGAAAATATTAAAATATTGCGGAATGAGATACTTCTTAAATAAAGACGTTCAAATTTCGGGAACTGGGATTGCTTTAGTAAGCGGAACACCCGCAACTATCACGGATTCTGATAGTGGTTTTGTGGATGCAGAATTAGTCGCTGGTGACTACAAGATTTATGGCACATCACTAAACGAAAAAATTGTGACCATTCAAACAGTAGCCGCCGGGACTTTAACTCTTGCAACGGGCGAGACTTTAGTTTCTGAGACCGCGGGAGATGAAATAACGATAGTGAAAGTAGATTGGCCGGAAAGTATAAAATACGATGTTGCACTTTTTATTGTGTGGACGATGCACGAAGATGGTAAATTAGTAAATTCAGAATCTTTGCCGGGTGGTTGGTCTGGGCAATACAAAACCGAGAAAGAAATGCTTAGTCCATTTAACGATTATCGAACATGAAAAAGAAAGGGTGTTATAAAATTCTTTATGAAAGGACAATCCCATCAACAGACGACGGAGGTGGAAGCGTAACTTACGGAACTCCGGTTGATGTTGAATTTTATGGATACATTGGGATGTTGGACGGACGCGAGATAAATAAAAACCAAACACTTGGAAATTCAGGTACAGCGAGATTACTAACCGAAAGAGTAATGACAAAGACAAAAAGAATAGTTGATAAAAGCGGATATTTTTCTGAGGCGGGAACTGTATTCGAAGTAGCGTGGTGCTATCAAAACCCACACGAAGGAAATTATTACGACTTAAAAATAGTTTGAGGAATATATGAGTTGGTTCACGGCATTTAATAATAAAACGCACGAGTTACTATTCAATGTTGAGGGTGACTTCGGTTTTTACGAAAATACAAAAGCAATTATGAATAATGATGTTTCAATTTTTGTTCAAGAGACAGAACCACTTTTCGACACTAATGATGTAGATGAAAACAGTGGAGCAAAGACAGTTAAATATTTTCCAGAAAATCAAATATATCAAAACTAATGCAGAGTACGTGGAATATCGACCAGTATGTAAAACATTTAGAAGATAATGAAATTGAGAACTTCTTAAATGTTGTTGGTGCGCAGGGAGTGACTTGGGCGGACAAAGATTTCGATAACTATTCATATTCCCCGCTAACAAAAGAAAAAACTGGAGCGTTAAGAAATTGTTTGTGCTATGCAACGTCAACAAAAGCAGCAACCCCAAAGGCGGGTAATCCGATTGAACAGCCCACGAAGGGGCGCGTTTGGATCGGCGGACTTTTGGCTTATTTACCAAGATATGAATTCGGATTTTCGGGAAAAGATTCTTTAGGCAGAACATACAATCAAAAAGCGCGACCCATATTAAGAAACATTATTGAAAAGCATAAAGATGATATTATAAAGCTTGTTGGGATGATTAAGGGAAAATAATGGCGAACATTCAAAACGCAATACGTGTCGGCGTGTACTCAAAACTTATTCCAAGTGAGAGTAATACATTTAAGACAGCGATTCAAATTGCATTAACAAGTTCTGTATATGGGCATAAATTATTTTTTCATATCGCTTCACAAATTGTTATGGGTTCTGAAATAACAACCGGAACATTATCGAGTGGACATAAATATTTAGTAACACTTGGCACAATAACCGAAACGAGCGGAGCAAAAACTTTAGGGCAAGTTTTTACGAGTGACGGAACCGGGATAGCATCCTCGACAAATAGAGTTAGACCACAAGCAGAAACAACATTGCCTTATGTCGTTTATGATTTATTACCGATAAATGCGGAGCGGGATTCGGTAAATAAATTTTATGAGTTCATTATGCAGTTTGTTGTTTCAAGTTCTGCGATAAGTGAGTGTGAAACTATTTCCGGTTATTTAACAGACTTACTCGAAGATTCTGAAAGTACGCTAAGCTTTACCGGGTATAGCACAATAAGAATAGAACGAGAACCACAAGTTTCACTTGGACAAATAGACAACGTTTGGAATATAGCAGTTCCTTACAGAATACAATTACAAAAGAATTAATCAAAGAGGCATAAGTATGTTAGAAGAATGGAGACCAGTTAAAAATTATGAAGGACTTTATGAGGTCTCGTGTCTCGGTAATATACGAAGTTTAGATAGACCCGTTCATCATTGGCGAGGCGGTAAAAGTTTTATAATTGGCAAAATATTAAAAAGAAATCTCGACCAAAATGGTTATGCGATAGTTCACTTATCAAAGAACAACCAAGCGAAATTATGTAAAATTCATCTTTTGGTTTGGGATGTTTTTGGTAATAAACCACGAGATGGGATAAAAATTCAAGTCGACCACATCGACAATGATAAAAATAATTGTCAGATAGATAACCTGCAATTATTAAATAGCAGACAAAATTGTTCTAAAGACCAAAAATCTAAATGTGGCAATCCAACCGGCGTACAATTATTATCTAATGGAAGATTCAAAGCAAGAGCAGTAATCAATGGTATAGAAACTCATCTCGGAACTTTTGCGTCTGCTAATGAAGCGAGTTTTAAATATCAGCAAACAATTAACAATCTTAATGAGGTAAGTATATGAGCACTGTAACAGGAAAAACATTAAAGTATATTCAAAATAGTATCGAACAAGCAGTTCGCAAAGTAGATTTCGATAGAAACTTCGCAATGCTTGACGCAACAAATAGCTCTACAACAAATCCAGGAATGGAATCTTTACCGGGACGTGCTAAGTCAACTGTAAAGATAGAAACAGATTTATTAGATGTTCTCGGTACTGAAATTGCAACCGGGACTTTAACGGCTGGAACGAAATATTTAGTAACTGCATCCGCTTCAACTTTTGACAGCCTTTGGGCGGTTGGAAGAATCTTTGAGGCAGATGGGACCGAAACATGTACTGCATTAGAGAAAGTAAAGCCTTTAGGTGCAAAAATAACTGGGAAGTCAATGTCAATGACTTATGCTGGCAGTTCGTTTGCGGTAACTAATTTTAGTTATGATATAAAATATAACGAACTTGATGCAACCACAAGCGGAACAGCAACCCCAAATAGTGAGATAGTAACCGGACGGGCAAAAGTAACCTCAAAGATAGATGTCATCATGGACGGGGCAACAGCCGACAAAATAATCAATGCCGCGCCAAGTGCGATTGCATTAGTTGTTACCCTTTCAAGCGGACTAACAATCACAGGCAACGCAATCTTCCATCAATTATCGGCAAGCGATGCGGTAAGTGATATAGTAAAGGTTTCTTATAATCTTGAATGGCAAGGAATACCTGTTGAAGTTGGTATCGGATATTTGACAATGGCAACAAGTCAAACATTTGAATTAATTTATGCAACTGGTTCAAGCACAAATAAAGCAGTTACCGGCAGTCTTACTCTGATTGGTAAATCAGTTGCCTGTGATGTTTCAAATGATACGATTATAAGTTATGATGGAGTTATTAACGGCGCAATTACTCCGGCGGTTGCTAACTAATGAAAATTAACGGCAAAGATTATGAACTTTCTCCGCGCAAGGCGAAAGAGATCCTGGATTTACAGGAAGCCTTCAAAGAAGGAAATTTAGAGGAAGTTGCTAATATAACAAACGTTATGGTAATGGCTCAGACTATCTCTGATTCTCTAAAAGCTACGTGGCGAAATAAGGTAATGAAAGTTTTTAATGAGAATACGAAATTAGACTCACAGTTTATTTTCGACAGCATTGATAATCTTAATGTATTGTTTGCAAAACTAAATTTCTTTGTTGTCTGGAGAATAAAAAGAAAAATTTCCCGTTATAATAATTATTTAGTTGACTATAAGTTTATCCTAAGCATGTTAGACCAGCAAACGTTTGCTAATTCTTTTATGGAAGTAATAGAATTGGAAGGTGGTAAAAAAAAAGTAGTGGCGGAAAAACAATCGGGCGAGATGTTGCACGGGGAATGATAGCTCTTTACTATCATGTTGATGAAAATGAAGTAGAAGAAACAGACATAAATATTTATCGGTTACGACTTTTTACAATATTCAACAACGCTTGTCTAAAAGCGGATATGAGCGGTATGTTTAAAGAGAAACTTTTCAAATATCAAACTGACGAAGAAGAAATGAGCGAGTTTAAATTGCAGATAGAAGATGCCAAACGAAGGGGATTATTATAATGGCTGGGAATGTCATAGGCAGTGCTGTAGTAGAGATCCGTGCTGACTCCCAAAAACTTAAATCTGACATGGAGAATGTTAAGAAGGAAGTTCAGGGTTCTGCGAAGAAGATGGAAACCGACTTCAAATCATTACGCTTAGACATCGATACTCGTCTTGCTAAAATGAACATTGGAGATGTAAAGAAATATTATGAATCTCTAAAAGTTCAAATGGATCAGAAACTAAAATTCAATACAGATTCAACATCTATTGAAAAGACAGCAACTGCGATGGATGCCGCACGTGCGAGAATGAAAGAACTTAATTCTGAGACTAAGAAGGGCGAAGCCGGTCATCATTCGTTTATAGAATCATTAAAACATATTGGTGAAACGATATTAGTAACATTCGGCGTTGAAAAGATAGTTGAATTCTTCAAGGAGGTTGCCGAACAAGCCGCAAAGTTTGAAGAGGTGGAACATTTTTTCCAAGGTTCTGCCATGGAAATGGAAAATCTTCGTAATGCAACGAAGGGCACAGTAAGTGATATGTCGCTAATGAAACTCTCAAATCAAGCCACCGATTTAGGAATTTCCATGAAGGAACAACCGCTTTTATTTGCGATGGCAAAACGAGCCGCGGAAGCCTATGGTACTGATGTTGCAACTGGTTTTCAAAAAGTTACAATGGCAACCGAGGGTAACATAAGAGGACTCCGCGCCGTAGGTGTGCAAAAGAAAGTTTATGAACAAATAGTAAAAGACTTAGCGAAAGAACATGGCGGATTAATTACCGAAATGGACGCGGAGACTCAAAAAACAATCGGTGTACAGGCTCTTATAAAAGCTACTGGCATGACGATGGAGGAAGCAACTGCAAAAGAAAGAAGTCATGCTGATGCGATAGAGGCCGCCACCGTCAAATGGGAAAACTTCAAACTAAAATTAGGACACGGATTTGTGGGAATATTCGCGGGCATTGCCAACGCCGCGAGTGCTTTGCTCGGGACTTTAGCCCAAGAAAAAACAGTAGTTCAACAGACAACAGAGGCTGGGACAAAACAGAAACTCCATTTTGATTATTTAGCCGAGACGTATTTGAAGTTAAAGGGTAAAATTAATCAAACCGGTTTAGAGCATGAAACCTATAAAAAAACCATTGAGGAGCTTAATACAAAATATCCGGAGTATTTTAAGAATGTAAATTTAGAAAAAGATGGATATGATAAAGTTTCAACTGCTATTGGTTTGGCTCGTGTTCAACTTGATAAATATCTTGAATCAAAAATAGCAGAGGCAGCGCTTAACCAAAACATTGGTGGTATGGGTGAGGCATTTGCAAAACAAGCTGAAGCCGCAGAAAAGGCTTACGAGATAGAGAGAAAGATCGAAGAGGCAAGAAAAAGCGGGACTTATAACCAATCTGTTTATAGCGAGTCGAGCGTCTCACAGAACGGTACTTTAATGCAAACGAAAGTCGGTACTGTTGGCGGAAGTTTAGAGGAACAGTTAAAATTACAAGAAAGGGTAGTCGAAGAGTCTCAAAAAGAATACCAGCTATTACTTGACAAAGCAACCGCAGTAAAAAAATTAATTGCAGAAAAGTTTAAGGATGCACAAGCTCCAATAGTCGATGGTGGGGGAGGTGGTGGTTTAACTGATGAAGCGTTGGCTGCAAGAGCCGAAAAAGAAAAAGCTATTCTCGATAAGTATCATGCAGCAATGTTAACAAATGAGAGAGTAAATCTTGAGAAAGAGTTTGCTTATTCAGATGAAGCGACAAAACGCGAATATGACAAACTGTCTGCGACAACCAAAAAGAAGGTTGATTTACAATCATGGCAAGCCTCAGAAAGAAAAAAAATTGAAGAAACCTATACGAAGGATATTATAACATTAATAGAACAACAGGCCTCGTCTAATAAGTTAAAGGGCAGTAATCTTGATTCGCTTAAAATAGAAAAAGAAAGTTTTGATAATTTGTACAAAACAGTTTCTACCGAGAAACTTAAAGAGCAAGTTTTATCCAAAATTTTAGCACTAAAAAAAGAAATAGCAGATGAAGAGCTGAAACAATATAAAGGGACAGACACTGTTTTAAGGGGCACGACCGCAGAAAATTATTTTAATAGATCGAATGATGCGGGTGATTCTGCATCTTCAAAAGCACTATATAATCGCTCACATCAAAAAGAACGACTTGGACAATTAAAAGAAGACGTCAAAGAATCGGATCAGAGCGTCAAAGAATTCGGGCAATCGTTAGCCGGTGCTTTCAGCCAGGGTATTTTCGCTGCTGAAGGTCTGGGCGGCGCATTCGCAGAGCTTGGAAAGAACTTTGCCGGTATGATAGCACAAGCGCTAGCTTTTAAACTAATAATGTTGGGATTAAGCGCTATACCTGGTGTCGGTGGTGTTTTAAGCTGGTTGAAAATAGGTGCTCATTCAGGCGGTGATTTTGTAGGAACTTCGAGCGGAGTTATGAAACTTGCGGGTGGAGGGTCGTTTATCGTCCCGGCTGGTTTTCCGAACGATACATTCCCATTAATGGTTGAGAGCGGTGAACGTGTTTCAGTAACACCAAGAAGTCAGGTAAGTAATGCCTCAAATAATTTTAATGACGGCAATATAGTAAACGAAATAAAGAGTTTGAACGCACGTGTTAGTGCGTTAGCAAACAGGCCTATAGTGAATAAAACTTATTTAGATAGAAGATTGGTGGCGGAATCAGTGACGAGAACACAAACCGAATTTAGTCGCGGCAATATAAAAGATTAATTATGAATAAAGTTGAATTTTATCACGATAGTGCATGGGTTGATATCTCTAATTATGTAGAGGATATGAACTTATTGCCTTATAACCCGCGTAATAGAGATTGGACAATCCAGATAGAAACATGGGAAATCGACATAGCTATAACCATACGCGATTTGTTGTCAGATAGTGGTTTTGTTTTTAGCGTTGGTGATAAATTTAGAACTTCGGTTGGAAGTCAAATAGCTTTTTCGGGGTTGGTGACAGAATCAAATTTTGATTATGATAAAGACGTATTTGCGATCAAGATAAAAAGCAATCTATCGTTAATTAGTGAAAATTTTGTTACAAGAAGCGATGTGTATCCGTCTGTCCTACATGATCAAATAATGACCTCCACGAATTGGTGGGAACATTGTGAAGAAGATTATGTTGTAGCTGAAGAAGATTTGGGCCTAACAATGGGCAGTACGGTAATACAATGTCTATGGCTAATGCAATGTTGTTTCGCACTCGCCGGATTAACACTTACGGTTTCGGAGATAGAGGATGTAGTTCTTTTTAATAGACCAGCAAGCGGCGGGCATTGGGGCTGTGATATTACATATAAAGATTTTATAATGCACGAAGAACATCTTTGGTGCATAAATCAAGAAGTGGCAACACCATATTACAATATTCAATATCCAATTTATACCTATAACGAAAACATTATTAATTGTTTAGAACTTATTCAAGAATTGATCCCGGCTCTTAACTTGGGGTTAGCGATAGTAAACGACACTACTTATAAATTAATTGCCACCACTTCTAATAATAGCATCGCGGATGATGATAAATTTTCTTTTGCAAGTAAAAAAATAATTTCAGAAACTGATTATGCTCTAAGTACTATTGCCGCGGGGATGGACACTTTTATTAATTACTTGCCACGAGATTATTATTACTCGGGCGTAGTCCCTTTGAATTTAGACTTAACAAAAACCGGTTTTGGAAAAACAGACATAAAATATCTAAATAATTTTGCGATATTTTATACGGACGCGAAAACGTTGCCTAATCATTATAGAAGTGAATACGCTATACAGGCATGTACCCCGTGGGCTGCATTATTGCCGGTGATAGATGTTTGGACGTGGGATTTCACTACATGGGGGGCGGTTGATTCTATTATGACAACATCACTTAATACGGGATATAGAAAACTTTTGGCGAAATGTTCTGACTATACTGAAGAAACCATTTTGACAAACGTTATCCCGACAGCGGGTACAATAGCAAAAAACAACATTGATATTGCATGGGATACTTCTGAAATAATACAGGAGACCTACTAATGAGTAGCGTATTCCCAAATGGTGTACCAAGATTTTTGAAGTGGGGAACCTCTGACGGATTGATATTATATCATTCTATAATGACGGCTAACTTCTCTGAAAAAGTTTTTAAGATGTTTGAAAGTCCAGTGAGTGCAACGGGTCATAGAACTTGGAAATTTAAAGGTACTCATGCTTCTTTTAATATACACATAAAGCTTTATAAGTTTGATGCAGAGTATGGCGGCTCCGGCTCTGGTGATTATGCAAGCGCGAAAATATTTTTTGATAAATTACTTTCTTTCGATGGAGAAGAAATTTCCTTTTATCCGTTTATGGACGACTCGGGGACAGAAAGCCCTTTGCGAGACGATGCAGGCGCTACTGTGTCGTGTCAATTAGTGCAAATAGTTTGGCGGCCGGAAATAGAGGCAGGAAGTCTTTTGGACACTTGTGATGTTACGATACAAACAAATGATTTTTATAATCTTAGCAAACTAATGGACACATATTTGGTGAACAACTGATGTCAAGTATTTTTGGTGAACAAACAGCAAAATT